CCCCTCTATTTTTTTAGTTACAGGACGTTCTTAAAGGGTATTAATAATGATTGATTTAAAAGAAAAAGTAACAGAAAAAAATCTTGTTTTATTGACAGGTTTAACACAAGGTCGGATCAACCAAATGAAGTCCAATGAAATTTGGCAAGTTGAAATGACTTTGGAAGATGCAGCACATGCGATTGTCAAATGGCTTGGCCGAAGAGCGGCTGGCCATGTCAGTGAAGATGGATTAGATCTTGTGCAAGAGCGAGCAAAACTGGCGAGAGAAAATCGAGAAACAGCATCGCTTAAAAATGCTGAAATGCGACTTGCTTTGGTTCGTGCTGATGAATTGAGAAGAGCGATATTTTCTGCGGCTCGATCTGTGCGTAATTCTTTTCAAACAGTTTCAGATCGGATCTCAATGCCAGTAGCTGGAATGAGTGATCACCATGATATTCATACTTTGATTGATAATGAAGTTTCGCAAGTGTTAGAAGATTTAGATAACGATTGGGCGGCATTATTGCCAGAGGATGATAATGAGCGAGATACCAAGCACTGATATTGATGGTGAACGCCTAGCGATCTCTGCAATTATTGCTGGACTGAAACCAGATCCAGTTGAAGATATGTCTGATTGGGCAGATGAATATCGTGTCTTAAATCAGACATATGCGGCGGAAGCTGGCAAATGGCGCACAAGTCGAACGCCATATCTTAAAGAAATCATGGATGCTTTTTCACCTTCAAGCCGTTGTGAATTTGTCACCATTATGAAAGGTGCGCAGCTTGGATTTACCGAAGCTCTAACCAACATGATTGGTTATGTGATTCACCGCGCTCCAGCGCCAGCGATGATGGTGCAACCCACACAAAATCTTGCAAAGCGTTATTCAAAACAAAGGCTTGCAACGATGATTTCAGATATGCCAGTGCTAAAAGGTTTAGTCGCTGATCCAAAAGCACGCGACTCTGGAAACACCACAACAGCAAAAGCATTCGATGGCGGCGTGTTATTTATTGCGGGTGCAAACTCTGCCGCGGATCTGCGCTCAGTTCCAGTGCGTTATTTACTACTAGATGAGGTGGATGCTTATCCTTATGATGTCGATGGAGAGGGTGATCCGATTGAGCTGGCAGTGAATCGAACTAAAACATTTGCACGGCGTAAAGTTTTAATTGGATCAACGCCAACGGTTAAAGATGTATCGCGGGTTGAGAGAGAATATTTAAAAGCGGATCAAAGAAAATTTTATGTGCCTTGCCCGCATTGTGAAGTCATGGATGAGCTGACTTGGCCAAATGTCAAATGGGATAAAAGTGAAGGCGGACAGCATTTACCAGAAACGACTTATTACGCTTGCCCGCATTGCGCTGGCATTATTAGTGAGAGTTCAAAAGCAGATATGTTAGCCGCTGGTAAATGGGTAGCCACTAAACCAGAGAATAACGTCAGAGATCAGCGCCGCTCATATCATATCAACTCGCTTTATAGTCCGTGGGAAACATGGGCATCAATGGCGCAAAAATTTATTGATGCACAGGCTGATCCGCACTTACTTAAAACATTTATTAACACATCGCTTGGTGAGTGTTTTGATGAAGCTCAAAATCGCCACGATATGCACGATCTGCAAAAGACCGCAGAAGATTATTCTCTTAGAACCATACCAATGGGTGGCTTACTGGCAACGTGTGGTGTTGACGTGCAAGACAATCGATTGGAAGCTGTGATCTGGGCGTATGGCAAAAGTGAGGAGAGCTGGGCAATTGATTACCAAGTTTTTTTCGGAGATCCAGCGAGTGATGATCTTTGGAAGGAGCTGGATGATTATTTAGAAAAAGAACTCGCGCATGTGAGCGGATCAGCAGTCAAAATTAGCGCTGTTGCCATTGATACTGGTGGACATCATACGCAAAAAGTTTATGACTTTGCTCGCATGCGTAGGCATCGCCACGTCATTGCCATTAAAGGTCAATCCACAAGGAACAGACCAGTGATTGGAAGGCCAACGCAGCAAGATATATCGATGCGCGGTAAAACCATTAAAGGCGGCGTACAACTCTGGCCAGTGGGAACAGATACAGCGAAGTCTGTCATCTATGGGCGCTTTGGTATTGAAACAGGAGAGCCAGCATCAATACATTTTTCTAAAGATCTGCCCGAAGAATTTTACGCACAGATTACAGCTGAGAAACTTATTACTCGTTATCACAAAGGTTTTCCAGTAAATGAGTGGGTAAAACCCTCACATAGACGAAATGAAGTGCTGGATTGCACAGTTTATGCACTTGCAGCGGCTTATCACTTAGGCATGAATAAATTTTCTGAGCGTGATTGGCAGCGTTTGGAAGATATTGTGCAGCCAATTACTGCTGATTTGTTTGATAATAACGCTGAAACAGAGCAAAAAACAGAGCAAAAAACCGTCAAAACTGAGCCAAAACCAGACAAAACCAGACAAAAAGAGCATTCAGTTATCAAAAAACCACCTCCAAAACCGCGCCGCAGAAGGAAATCAACTGGTTTTGTTGCAAACTATTAAAAAATAATTTTTAAGAGCTGTTGACATTGAGCTTTTGGTTAATAAAGTATTAACCATCATTCTCTGGGATTTTCAATGGCCAATTTATTTGATTCTAGCAACTATCCAGAAACAGAGCCAGCGCAGTTTACAGCTGGTGATCGAATAACTTGGAAGCGCACAGATTTAGGCACAGATTATGCGCCAGCTTCATATTCTCTTAAATATTCCGCACGACTTGAAAACTCTGGTGTAACTGAAATTGAAATAACAGCTAGTGAATCTGGCAGTGATTATATTGTTGAAGTAGGCCAATCAACAAGCGCTGGTTTTAAAGCGGGTGTTTATCATTGGCAAGCCTACATCACTAGAAGTAGTGATTCAGAGCGGATTACGATTGACTCTGGCACTTGGGAGATAAAACCGAATCGCGACACGACAATAACCGATCCAAGAAATCATGTTAAGCGTGTGCTTGATAGCATTGAAGCAGTGATCGAAGGTCGCGCAACAAAAGATCAAGAAAATTACTCTATTCAAGGCCGCTCATTATCCAGAACGCCAATACCCGATTTACTTATATTGCGTGATCGCTACAAAGCAGAGTATGTTCGCGAACAAAGGGCAGAGCGCATTAAAAACAATCTAGGTCATAGCGGCATTATAAAGGTGAGAGCATGAATCTAAATCCATTTAAAAGAACAAAGCCAGAAATTAAAAAAGCGCCAATGCGCCGTCAATATGCAGGTGCAAAAATTGATCGTTTAACATCCAGCTGGACAACAACGCAGCAAAGTATTAATAAAGATCTTAGAACTGGCGGCAAAGTATTAAGAGCCAGAGCGAGAGATCTAACCTTAAATAATGATTATGCGCGTAAGTACATGCAAATGGTGGTGTCTAATGTTGTGGGTTCTCACGGCATTAATCTGCAAGTTAAATCTAAAACTGTAAAAGGCAAGCTTAATACCAAAGCAAACAGACAAACGGAGCAAGGCTGGAGGGAATGGAGTCACGCTAGAAACTGCGCGTGGGATAGCCGCCTTAGTTTTGTGGAGATGCAAAGACTTTTTATTGAAACCGCAGCCAGAGATGGTGAAGTTTTAGTCAGAATTATTAAAGACGATACTAAGTTTGGCTTTAAGCTGCAATTTTTAGATACGAATCGACTCGATGAGAACTTAAACAAAGATTTGGGTGATGGATCAGTAATCAAAATGGGTATTGAATTTGATATAACAGGACGGCCAGTGGCTTACCATATATCAACAAATTTAGAGCCAGAAATCTATCAGCCGCACCGTAATATTGAGCGAGTGCCAGCTGAGAATATTATTCATGCGTTTATTGGAGAGCGTCCAGAGCAAATTCGCGGCGCAACTTGGATGGCAAGCGCGATGTCTAGAATGCAAATGTTAGGCGCGTATGAAGAAGCAGAATTAGTTGCAGCGAGAGTGGGTGCTTGCAAGATGGGTTTTTACACGTCAGAAGCGGGTGACTCGTTTGTCGGTGAAGAGGATGCTTATGGTAATTTAGTGACTGAGGCTGAAGCAGGCATATTCGAGCAGCTGCCAGCGGGTACATCATTTCAAGCGTTTGATCCTACGCATCCAACGAGTGCTTTTAAAGATTTTAACAAAGCAATTTTACGCGGCATATCAAGTGGCCTCGGCGTGGCCTACAACAGCCTTTCCAGCGATTTAGAAGGCGTTAGTTATTCTTCTATTCGGTCTGGAACAATCGAAGAACGTGATCAATGGCGCGTAAAACAAGATTGGATGATTGCGCATTTCATGCAGCCAATTTATGAACAATGGCTTTCAATGCAATTATTAACCAACTCAATTGGCCAAGATATGACCATGCTCGATTCGTTAATGGAAGTGCGCTGGCAAGCTAAGAGTTGGAACTGGGTTGATCCATTAAAAGACATACAGGCAAATATTGCTGCAATTAATGCGGGTATTAAAACCTCAAGTGAAGTAATTGCAGAGCAAGGTGGTGACATTGAAGATGTTTACGATCAGCTTGCATATGAACAAGAACTGGCCAGAGAAAAAGGCATTGTTCTAACAGAAGTAAATGCAGAAGGAGCAAATAATGAAGCAGATACGAACGGGTGATTTAACCCGAAGTTTTAATTTTAATCGTGAAGCGATTGATGAAGAGGCAAGAACGGTTAGCCTAAGTATGTCAAGCGATATGCCAGTTGAAAGATGGTTTGGGATGGAAGTGCTTTCGCACGATCCTAGCCACGTTGACTTGGGGCGTTTGAATGAAGGTGCGCCGCTTCTCATGGATCACAATACAAGCGATCAAATAGGCAGAGTTGAAACTGCAATGGTTGATGGTAAACGCGGCCAAGCAGTCGTGCGCTTTTCAAAGAGCGCCAGAGGTTCTGAAATTTTTAATGATGTACTTGATGGAATACGTCAAAACATTTCAATTGGATACCGTATCAATGAAATGGAAATTGACCAAAGCCGTTCTGAAGGCGATGTTGAAACGTATGTGGCAACATCATGGCAGCCATATGAGGTGAGTGTTGTGAGTGTGCCAGCAGACAACTCGATTGGTATTAGCCGCGCCGCAGAGGGTGAACATATTACATTGATTACAAATATTCGTGGAGAAAACGAAATGAGTGAAGAAGTAAAAACTGATCCAGTTGTGTCAGCTCCAGTTATTGACGAGGGAGCAATCGCTCGTAAAGCTGTAGAAACACACATTAAAAGATCAAATGAAATCGATGCTGTTGTTGAACAACACCCATCGCTAAAAGAACTTGGTAAAGAGTTCAAAAACAACGACAGAAGCATCAATGAGTTTAGAGAAGTTGCTCTTAAATCTATTGATAAAACTGCGCCAGCGAAAGCTGCTATTCAAGACACTTCAATTGGCATGAGTCCAAAAGAAGCGAAGCAGTTCTCAGTGGTTCGTGCAATCAACGCTTTGCAAACGGGCGATTGGTCTAAAGCGGGTTTTGAAAAAGAAGCATCAATTGCACAGGGCGATAAGCTCGGTAAAGATGCGAGAGGTTTTTTCATGCCTAATGAAGTTCAGCGTGATTTGACAGTAGGTACAAATACAGCGGGTGGCCATACGGTGTCAACTGATCTTTTATCTGGTAGCTTTATTGATATGCTCCGTAACAAAATGACGGTGATGGATCTAGGCGCTACGATGCTGACTGATCTTAACGGCAATGTTGCAGTTCCCAGACAAACGGGTGGTAGCACAGCTTACTGGGTTGCTGAAAGCGGTGCAGTCACTGAAAGTGCTGCGGCTTTTGATCAAGTGACCATGTCACCAAAAACTGTTGGTGCATTCTCTGACTTATCAAGAAAATTATTACTGCAAAGCTCAATTGATATTGAATCTTTTGTTCGTAATGATTTGGCAACAACTTTGGCTATTGAAATTGACCGCGCAGCTATTCATGGCAGCGGATCAAGCAACCAGCCAACAGGTATCTTAGCGACATCTGGAATCGGATCAGTTGTAGGTGGTACAAACGGCGCTGCGCCAACTTACGCGAATATCGTAGGTCTTGAAACGCAAGTGGCTCAAGATAATGCTGATGAAGGCGCGCTTAACTACCTAACGAACTCTAAAGTTCGCGGCAAGTTATTGCAAACTGAAAAAGCATCTTCAACAGCTCAATTTGTTTGGGGTGATAACAATACTATGCGCGGTTATAACGCAGCAGTATCAAATCAAGTATCTAGCACGCTTACTAAAGGTAATCAGTCACTATCAAGTGCGATTATTTTCGGTAACTTTAATGATCTACTCATTGGAATGTGGGGCGGTTTAGATATTGCTCTTGACAATTCAACTGGAAGCGCAAGCGGAACAGTCAGAGTGGTTGCGTTGCAAGATGTAGATATTGCAGTAAGACACGCAGAGTCGTTCGCGGCAATGTTAGACGCATTAACTGCTTAATTAATTAGGCGTTAATACTTTGGCGTGAGAGTTAGTTCTCCTTCTCTTGCGCCAATTTTAAAAGGAGCAATACATGAAAGTTAAATTAAATGTTTCAGTTGGCATCAAGGGCGAAAGCCATGCTAAAGGTGAAACTGTTGAAGTGTCAAAAGATCTTGGTGCGGCTTTAGTGCTAAGTAACAAAGGCACAGAAGTTAAAGCGAAAGCAGCAGCAAAGAAAAAATAATGTTTGTTGAAGATTTTAACGAGTTTTTTATCAGCGATGAGATGGCCGATAACGCGACAATCGGTACGGCCACCGTTGCTGGTATTTTTGAATCTCAGTTTGTAGAAGTAAGCGGCATTGAAGGCGTAAGACCTGTGTTTACTTGTGCAGCTGCTGACGTTAAAGATTTAGCACATGAAAAGACTATAAAGATACTTGATAAAACCTACAAGGTTGCTGGAAGGCAGCCAGATGGTACAGGTCTGATGAGTTTAATTTTAGAGAGGCAATAATGGCTCACGCGAGAAAACAAATTAGAGATCAGTTAATGACAACCTTAACAGGCTTGACAACAACTGGATCAAACGTGTTTAACTCGCGCGTATACGATCACGATGCGCTGCCGTGTATATCGGTTTATACGCTCAGTGAAGAGCTAGGTGATGAAAGCCATAACAAACAATTTAGGATGCTGAACGTCATGGTAGAGGTTAGAGCCAAAGCAGCTGACAATTTAGAAGATGATTTAGACAAGATTGGCGCTGAAATTGAAGATGCCATATTTGCAAGTGGTGATACAACGCTCAGTAACACCTGTAAAGATTTTGATTATGACGGCTTAGATATTGAGCTGTCTGGAGAGGCAGAGAAGCCTTTTGGATTAATGACGATGCGCTTTTTGGCGATGTATCGCGTTAATAAAACTGATGTTGAAACAATTATCGCATAGGAGGTTATATGCCAAAAATGTATAAAAAAGGATCTGAAGCAGTTGTGGTGCATCCATCACAAGTGCATAACGCAGAAGCAAGAGGGTGGTCGCTTAAAGAAAAAGCCACAAAAACTAAAACTAAACCTAAAGAAGAGGAGCAAGAATAATGGCAACACATAACGGCAGCGAAGGATTGGTGCATGTTGGAACTGATGCAGTTGGCGAGTTAAAAAGCTGGCAGTTTACGGAAAACGCAACCATGATCGACACCACTGTTTTATCAGACACAGCACAAACATTTTCAGCGGGAACAACTAACTGGTCTGGATCAGCAGAGTGTTTTTTAGATGAAACCGATACAGCGCAAACAGCATTGACAATTGGCGCATCTGCAACCCTAAAATTTTATTTTGAAGGTGCAGATTCTGGCGATAAGTATTACACAGGCACTGGTCTAGTAGAGTCAGTTGACCGCAGCGCAGCAATGGACGATATTGTCAGCATTAGTTTTTCATTTAGAGGCACTGGTGCATTGACACTAGCTACGGTGTAAGAGATGAGTATTAAGGAGAACGCAAAAACCCAATTTAAGGACAAACTTTCTGGCGAGTTGTTGTCAGTTGAAGTTCCAGAATGGGGCGATACCATTTATTACAAAGCTGCAATTAATGGCAAAAAGCAAGGTCAAATAATGAGCCTTTATGACAAAGGCAAAATTGTTGAGAGTGTTTGTATGTCGTTGATTATGAGGGCGCTGGATAAGGATGGTAATCCTATTTGGCGGCCAGCTGAATTGCAAGAGTTAATGCGCGAGTATGACGTTGAAGTGATTAGTCGCGTAGTAGAACAAATTGCCGATACAGAAACGACGGTGGACGATGCAAAAAAGCTATAAGGG